ACTCCTTGCCCTCCTCTTTCATGCGCTTAGCATGTAGCACTTGATAGGGCAAGCCATTCATGTTGCCATGGTCCGTGAGCGCCAATGCGCCCATACCATTCTCATAGGCAAAATCCATATGATCCTGGGGATAACCAATGGCATCAAAAATAGATCCCGCTACGCTGTGGGCATGCAACCCCACGAATTTAACTGCAGATGACTTGCGACTCATTCTCCCTCAACCTCCATACATATCTTAGCATGTCGGTGGGGTCCTGTCAAGTCCTTATATGGCTTTTCGATGATGTGCGATGAGCCCAAAAAGTTTCTATATCCTTCCCAACTAGAGATGTCATGATACCACTCGGTTTCTACTTTAAATGCGTTAGTTTCATCTGCTTCTTCAAACACATCAGCGAGGTCAAAAAAACGAGCCGACCATCTTTCTTCAAGTGGGCGCTTCTTTAAAGGAATGGTCTCCCCAGGCAGCGGAGGCAAATATTCTTTGGTGGTTTTTTTATTTACTGCTCTGCGACATTTTTTAAAGTCCTCTCCGAACATGGTGAACGGGAGGTACTCGTCATCCTTCACGGTTTTTCCATTGTGAGATAAAAAGAAATTACCTTTCTGGCTAAGTATCTCTTTTCTATGTGGCCTTAAACTGTAAATATCATATAACCCCATTGGAAAGGAAATAAAGAACTTGTCCGGAATCAACCATTTGGAAATTTTATACGACACCAACCAAGCAGAATACATTCCATACAATACGGACCATCCATAAGAATCTCGTCGGTCGCGATCCTTTGGGTGGATAGGAACATAATATATAGGTATTTCTTTGCGAACTTCTCTGTAAAACTTCGTTAGATCTCTCTTATAATGGACGGGGTCATAGACCCACTCTCCAATGTGTTTTCGCACTATGGGCGCAAGGTCATCATTCGCCGCAATCCAGATGGTTTGACAGCCGGCCATCGCACATTCAAACACGGACTTCTGGATAGCCGTAAAGCCCCTCTCTACGGGTAGCAGGAAGGGCGGCACGTTTAAATCAAAATCCGTCTCCAAGTTAGCAACGGGAATAACACCCGCTAAGTGTGTATGTCCACTCACAAATTCCTCAAAAATCTATTGTACGATGTATATGCTTCTCGCAAATCCTCGAGTAAAACCTGTTCCGCAACTCGTGGTGCTTCGACACCAACTTCTTCTTTCCATGGTGCATCAAACTGCGTACGTTTCTCGCGAGCGATGTTAGACGTCCTAAACTTGTAATACTTCGGTCTTCCTGTCGGTGAATATCCATTAAAAACTCCTTTCATTCCCCTGCTTTCCATTTCGGAGACACCCTTAAATCGAGCCATCGTTTCAGAATAGTCAAAGTTACTCAAGTCCTCTTTACTAAGAAAAGATACTAGACAAGCATCCTTTACTTTAGTGGCGCCATCAATTCTATCTGATGGGTAAAACCATATCTGTTTAACAAATGGGTCATCTGTCTCGATGTAATCGATCTCGTGCTTGCCTCCTCGATGAAATGCTATCCAATCATAACATATCATAATATCATTTGCAACTTCTTTTTCGGTCACCAAGCCATAACACTTATTGTCTCCAAAGAAATATGCTGTTTTAAACTCTATCTCCGCGATCTTAGCATACTCGTTGGAGCAAATAAGCGATTGGTTATTTATGCGCATGGTGGTGCAGCGATCACTTAACGGTGCTTTTCCAGCGAGGCTCAATAAAAATAACAGACGCTCCCATAGTAATACTTTCGACGAGCCTACTGCCTTATCTTCTCCGAATGTCGTTAAACTTTCTCTCTGGGCGCTCAACTTAAGAAACGACAAGTCCAACTCTGGATCAAGGTAATCAAATCTAAACGGGCGGCGCTCTTCTGCAAAGAAGATGGGTAACTCGTTATTAAATGCATATAAAACTGCCCTGAGGGAACTGCCGATGACTATTTCATTATTTTTTATTATCATTCATACTCATGCTACCTGCCAAATATAACATACACATTATGACGCCTACGTAGCTAATCATCTTTCGCCTCTTTTAAAAGTTTCTTAAGGTCTAAGCCAGCACAATCAATTTTTCTTTTAGTAAGATGATAGTGGCTAACAAATCCGCTAAAATCTCCATATGCTACATTTTGCTCATATACAGTAGATGTTTCACCATGCTGATTTAAAGGTGTTTCATAAGGAATGCCAGTTGCGGCATGAATCGCCTTCCACAATGCCTTTAATGCTTCTATTTGTTTGGGATAAAAGCCCAGAAAGGGGTCTAGCTTGCTTCCGTGAACCCACGCGTCCTCTACTACCGGACGCTTTCCGAAGCCCCTCTCAACGTAAGTATCTTGATATTTAGGATAATATGCATTTGTTATCTCGACTCCCACCGAGGCCCGATTGCTGCGCGAACTGCCTGCATGCCACGCTGCGTGTTGCATATCTAAAGTTTGATAAATGGTGCCGTCGTTGTCAATGAGAAAGTGAACCGAGATGCCGCGCTTATCTAAGACGGTGGCGCACATCTGTGACGACAAACACACATCCCAATGATTAACAAAGTACCGAATCTTACGTTGCGATCTTCCCGCATAACTATAATAGGATCCCTCTCGCGCCGCGAGGCCTCCTTCGTCCGTCCACAAAACCACCTTATCCCAGGCAATCGGGACGAGTTGGCCGTTGTTTACAATGTGGTGTGAATAAAAGGGCGCCCCCACTGCATTTTCTGCTAGCTTGGCTTGTCTTTCCGTCCATAAGCGCCGAAACGTCATTGGGCCACATAAGCCATCCGCTCCAAGTTGACGAAAACGTTGCCATTTTTTAATGGCTCTCACCAGCTTATCGTCAAAATACTTTTCGCCGAACCAAGTTGGATCCCACCCCATTTTGGCTGCGGATGCTTGATTGTAAAAGTTTTTATCCATAGAATAAATAGTTTTAACTAAGAATACCAATTACATAATTGTCTAAGATAACGTGTACGTCGGCGCCTTGAAGTTTTATTTTTTCTGCCATAGAGCGATCAATCAAAAGTATACTCTCGGCGTTAAGTTCCTTTGCGAACCTTACATCTTCGGCCCACCCTATTGCTTTTGCGCTTATATATCGTTCTTCGGTGGGTTTAAAGTCGGCGGGTAAAACAATGCCGCTTTCAATCTCTGGGCTCTTGGGTTCTATAATTTCAATAACGATATAACGATTAACTGGTGTCACTTATCCTCCTAAATTGTGCAAGTGTCATTGGTGCAAAACTTTGTGCCGGATCCGCCGTCTCCGCCTTCAACCCTCTGAAGTGGTTTAATCTTTTTAATAGTTTTTTCATACTCTTCTTTGGAGATGGGCTCATAGGGCGCCTGTTTATAACCTGTTTCTTCATATTTCAAAAAGGAAACCGCTTTCAAACGAGTTTCATACATTTCCAAAGCGTTCTTTATCTGGGGCGCCTCGGAGGGTTGAAAGGTCACAGTGACAGACACAGAGTTGTCTGCCCAATAATGCTGATACTGGGCAGCTATCTCAAGCTGTTCCCACATGCTCACGTCACACTTTCCTTTCAAGAAATAAGGTTCATGGACCGGAAATTCTACCACCAGCGTATTGGGGGAGTATTCATCATCCTCCACACGATAACCCGCCTTCTTGAGGGGCTCAATCATATTAGAATCGTTAGAGAAACGAATACGGCGAATGTAATACTCGCTCTCAGGGAAATGAATGCCGGGAGTTGAACCGTTCAATAACGAAACAGTGCCCGACGGCTTAATAGAGGTGGTGCGCACAGAGCGCGGGATACAAAGCCAGTTAGAGAACTCGGCATCTAACTCAGCAACAAAATCATATGCTTTGTCACACCACTCATACATCGTGCGACGGCCAAACTTATTAAACGCTTGTACAACACCCGACTGTGAAAGGCCGATGCGTCGGTTTTTCAACATCTTGGCGTTGGTCTCGGGCCAGTGTGTATTCGACAAGGTAATAGTTTTTCCATACAAGTAAGCAATCTTAAGGGTTCTCAAATAATCCTCAAGATCATCATGCTTTGCTGGAAAGGTCTCGACTAAACAACACAACTCGGCGTCTTCTAGTTGTTGTTCCACGCAAGGGTTAAACCCCATCACATGTAGATCGTCATCTCTGGGCCCATCTTTAAAGCGCCCGCGAGTGCGAGCATTGTTCAACCAAATAGTACCCGGTTCGCCATTCTTTTGACACTGGGTGGCGGCCCAAGTATAGTCCATCCCCACCTCTGCCAACATAGAGTTATTCGAACCCCATCGGTGGTGGTAAAGCTTTTCTTGATCATTCTTCATTTGAAGGTAATGCATGTCGGTATGACTACCCATGGCCAAAGCTGCTGAACGACGCACGTTTCCGGCTACCACACATCGACCAATAAGGTTCTCGGTGTCAACAATATCAACTGAGGTGATATCTTCTCCAATTTTCTTGGAGAATAGTTCCGTTAAATCATCATGTAACTCTTTCAATGGCTTGTAACCACTAGAGGTGCCTCCAAATCCGTAAATTGGAGCGCCCTCTGCGCGAATAGCCGAATAGTCAAACTTGGGTACATTGTCCCCAAAGAAGAAACCATCTAAAAGCATGTGTACCGAGTTGACCCACCCTTCCCTCGAGTCATCAATAATATGTACATCATTAGTATACTGAGGTTCTTTGAGTGTGATGGCTCCTTCGCCCTCGGTATCAAAACCAACGCCAACGCCAACCATCAACGCATCCATCATCCACGCAAACAAATAGCCCCCTTTAGTAGCTAAGTCGCGCGTGGACCGGAATGCACAATTAAAAAGGCCCGCTGCGGTGCGCTCCTCCACAAACTTTGTTCCCATCATCCACAAGCCGCGGCCAGGAGGCGTCCATTTAAGATTAAAGAGTCGCTCGTAGGCATCCTTAGCGGTACGCTGCGCCTTAGCGTCATTCCACTCGAGCCCTAGGAGCACCACATGCTCTTTCTGCATGTTGAACATTCCTTCAACCACGCGGCGACATGTTTGCCACCACTCTTCCGAACCCACAGCGCCTTCTTCGAACTCACTCAAGCGTCGAGCATATGTACGCTTAAACGTGACGTACCCTAGAGGTCCCCATGGGACCTCCGCTTCTTTGTATGGTTCAATAAATGTATCTGATAGGCGAAAGCGCCTAATGTTCTCTAAAGTCCTCATGGTTTAAGTGCTCCTTTTTTCCTAAACTTTTCATATCTTTTCTGCAATAAATCTTTTTGAGCAGGCGCGCTAAGAGGCAACGGATTTGCTTGGATTTGTGCGGATGCTTGGGGGCCGGCGGCTTTTGGTAAGATTTTGATATTAACGTTAGAAGTGTCCATAAAAACATTATATATTATTCCATCGGGCCCGTTTCTATTTTTAGCGATATACATCTTCCCTTCATTCTTTTGCTTATCCTCGATTGTTCGTGACACTGAAAAGATGAAGTCGGCAACAAAGCACTTGTTAAATGCTTCGGAAATTTGCTCCATTGTAATAACTTCAGCACTAAGGCCAGAGCGATTGGTTTGGGATGCTGTCCATATGGGGCATTGAAATTCCGTCGATATGGCTCTTAGTTCCTCATAAATAGATTCTAGTTCGCTCCTCTTCTCTTTGCGAACAATGACTGGTCTTAAAAGATCGGCATAGTCCACAATTACTAAACCCGGCTTGATTCCTCTTTTAACAAGACGAGAAAGGTGAGTTTGAATTGTTTTAGTACTGGCCGATTTGGTAGGATATTCTTTGATGATTAGTTTACCATCAAGTTCATTGATCTGTTCATAAATTTCTTCTTTAAACGTGATTATATCTGAAAGGGGGTACCCTGTCAGGCAACTATCATAACGATTAGCAATGACTGTGTCTTGAAGTTCCAGTGTGTATTGAACAACCGTCTTGCCTTCCTTCAATGCTTCAGCGCCCAAATGTACCAAGACCATTGACTTGCCGGCGCCGGTTGGGGCGATAACAACGCCAAGCTCACCTTTTCCCAAACCACCTCCACAAATCCCATCAATAGCATTCCACCCAGTGGCAACAGGATTGCGATGCTTGGGTTGAAACCGGGCCTCGAAGTCAACCATGTAATCGTAACCAAAGTTATTGTCGGAACCCAGTTTTAATGCATCATTAATAACTGTCGAAATCTCATCAAAAGAACAATTCTGAAGAAGGTTGACGGACTTGAGCATTGCTTCTTTTAGGTTCTGCTTTTTGCAGAAATCCAGCGACTGCTCTTTAATGTATTCGACGTCGGTCACCTCTTTGGTATGCATTCTCGTAAAGTACTCACGCACTTGCTTTTGCACGACTTCATCTTCATCTTGCAGATCTGTCCGCACTATTGCGATGATGGCATCTAAGCTTGGATGGGTCTGATATTTGTTTCTGTAACTGATGATTTTTTGAACAAAAACACGAAGATATTCTAGTTCCAAAAAGTTAATATCCAAGACTTCGGTGATCTGATCAGCGAACGGTCTATCCTCGAAAATTAATTGAACTAGCCCCTCTTGGAAGGCCTTACCGTACCTTCCAAAATTAACGCTCTCTGTCAGCATAATAGCCCTCTTGTTGGCGTGTTAATAACTATCACAACCCTCTCTGTAAAGTCAATATTATTTTGAAAATTAAGTATTGTCGTTGCCAACACATTCCCTACTAATTTTGTTGAGGTGTACCTTCAGATCATCCCAATTTAATTCGCCTATTCCGTCCTTCTTCATCATTCCAATTATCTGAGTTTTATTAAACTCGCATTCAAAGTTTTCTACCGCGTACTTAACACGGTCTTTTGCCTGCACCGAAAGCTGCGGCGAATAAAGCTGCATCATTTTGTAGTTCTTCTCAACTAGCGCTTTATCCTCTACCACCTTCTTAAAAAAGCTGAGGTTGCTGGGGACATTTTCGCAATACTCAACGACTTCATCAATATTATAATACCTCTCCTCGGCTAAAAAGTCAAGACGTTTCTTGACAGTCGCGAACCCGGCGCCCTTAATACCCGGCAGGTTGTCGGAAGCGTCTCCTATGATGGCGCGAGCCATGGCCATGTTCGTGGGGTGAATCCCAAGCTGCTCCACAATGCGATTCTTATTTAACATCTCGTTTTGCGTGGGGCGCCACAAAACAGTTTCCCCATCGCATAACTGCATAAAGTCCTTGTCGTTGGACACGATAATCTTCTGCCATCCCTTATAATAGGACATTTGTGAAACGTATGCGATGATATCGTCTGCTTCTACCTCTGCGATCATTGATTGAATGATCGGCATTTGATTGAGATACTCAATAATGCGGCTTTGCTGCCAGATTTTGTTTTTAAGTTCTTCATCTTCCGTAAGGTTGTGATAAGCACGGTTTAAACGAATGGGCTTTCTGCCTGCCTTATAGTTCTTGTCCATCAGCTTGCGCTTTTTAGAACCATTGGGGCCATCCCAGATGACTACCACTTGGTCAGGGCGCATTTCTCTCACGAGTTTTT